AAGAAAAGATAAAATACTTATTTCAGGAATGTTGTCTGTTACAAATATTGTTTCAACAAGTGTGTTTGGTTCTACTAATCCTGCAGTTAGGTTTGATGTAACTGTGCCTGTGTTTGTAGTAACAACTCTTTGAAAGGTCAAACTATATGTAAGCACTAGAGTAGTTTCTGTGGTTTCAATTACAAATTCTACATTGTGTTTCTCAAAAGAATTGGTATTTACTGTTACAAAGTTTTGTGTTAATGTTAGACTTCCTACTTGTGTATATTGAACTTCGCTTATTATTTCGCCTGTACCTGCTTTTCTAAGTTTTGCAGTAAATTTTGCACTTGATGTATTGGGTGTGACAGTCCATACAATTTTCATAGTCTCTGTGACTGCTGGTAATTGATCGCCTGTTCTAAATCTAAATATACCGCCATCAAATTGAGGAAAACTACCAAACGGACTTGGGTCAAAGAAAGTAGTTGTATCACCTGAAAAATTAGAAATGTTATTAAGTATAATTTTAGATACATTCGATTCGTTGCTTGGCGTGATACCTATTTGACCTTTGTTTCTGTGTAGCCACATATACAAATCACCAAACATACCTGAGTCAGTAAAGAAGTCATCACTAAATTTTAAATCAATGTCTGGGTCTTGTTCTATCATTCTAATGATGTCAATAACTCTAATGGCAGGTTTTAAATCGTTAAATACAAAACCTTTTGTGCTTCCTAATCTTTCAGTAGCTCCTGATCCAGATGTTGATTGACTTCCGTTTGCAAACAAGTTTCTTGTAGTACTTGATCTATCTTGAGTTGTTAATACACCTCCATCAGAACTTGAGCTGTTAAATATAAAACGTTGTGTATGAGATATTAAGGGGTATATAATAGATGCAACTGATACTGTTTGGTTTCCAAGTGACGTAACAAAACTTTCTACACCCTGCTTTACATTCGCAACGCTATATGCGTGGTCAAAAGATGAAAAGTCCAAGCTTGATAATACTCTATCTTTTATTTTGTCTTTTAATGTTACTGTTTCTCCAAAGAATGTAATATTGTAACTTTCTGGTTGATTGTTTTTTAACTTTACGCCATTTAATACAATATAACCACTTTTGAAACGTTTATAGTTTAGTTCAATGATTGCTCTTAGCTTAGTATTGGCATTGAATATTGCATCGCTTACAAGGTCTTCTACGATGTCTGTTCTGTAGTAATGTCTAAATAATAAATTGTTTTTTGCACTTGCAGGTAAACTAAATGACCTACTAAAATCTGTAAATATTTTTTCTATGTCTCTTACATCTTGTATGGTTTGTGTAAGTGACACTTGTTCATCGTCGAATAAATCTAGTCTTTGATAGTCAATGTCTGTTATCAGATTGATTTCGTTCCAAATTCTGAATGCATTCTCCCAGTTTATATTAGTAGTATTCCATAAATCTGGGTCTGGCTTTGGATTATCTATTTTTATGTCTGGTATGAGTAACGCTAAGTTATTCATTATCTAATCGTATTTATTTTATCAAACGCATATTTAAATGTCATAGTGTAGTTTGCAAGTCTGTCGTTTAAACTTGTTTGGAACGTAACGCTACTATCTTGTGGAATGATTGGTAGGTGTTGATTGTCCTTAAATAACCAACATCTATTTGACGTTAATATTTCTTCAATGACTTGATTATAACTGTCATTTACATATCCTGTATTTAAGATTATAGTTTCTCTACTGTTTATGTTTCTGTTTTTGTATTGGTGTGCGTTTATTGAATATGTCGCACCTGTGGTTAAAGTGTTTGATTTAAATTCTTCTCTTTGTACTGCTACGCTTTCAACTGATTTCAAAAAGAAGTTTACCTTTTGTAATGCACCTAATTTATTTACAAATGTTACAGGTAGGTTTGTGAATCTGTTACAAGGTTGTTCTTCCACTTCAATTGTTTCTGTAGAACCACCAGTTACAATATCTACACTCGTTAGTGTTGCAGTTGTACTTGCAGCATAAGCTATTGCACTTTCGGAAGATGTAACACCTGTTGGTACTGTAACGCTAGAAACAGTTGAGCTTCCGTTTTTAAAGTTTACTGTTGTTGCACCTGCCAAAACATCCGAACCAGAGTTTACACTAAGATTTGCTAAGACAGGTATTTGCAAAACTTCTTGACTTTCTCTAAATATCTTTGTGTTACTCATAAGCTTTGTAACACTACCTTTGAATCTATTTAGAGTTTGTGTAGTTGCACCATTGCTAGAAGATGTAGTTGTAAAACCTTCTTCAAAATATCCTACGCCATCAAAAGCTAACATAATTGTTGATATTGCATCCAAAGCAGTTCCTTGATTATTTTTTGGAGTTGCAGTAGTTTGCACCCATACATTTACACCATTACTACCAAACGAACCTGAAAATGAGTAAGTAATATAATCTTTTACAAGTTCTCCTATTTCAAATATAACATAGTTGTTACTACCTACTTCATTCTTTACAAGTTCATAAGTTGTGCTTGGACTTGATTGAAAAGTACCAGAATAAATTGCTAAAGTAAGATTGCAAGATGCAAGACCACCACTTCCGCTTGTATTTTCTATTTTTAAATATACTGGACTGTTTATGTTTATTTTTTCTATTGCCATTATAGTTGTTTTTCAAAGTCGTTTACAAATGTTGACACTAATTCTTTTGGTAAAGTTTTGAATCTAGCTTTGAAAGGTTTCGTAAAAAATAAGCTAGGTTTTATTCCTTGTTCAAATATTGACTTTGCGATTATAAAATTAAGACTTTTACGTTTTGTAAATTTACCTGATTCACGAGGAGCAATACCTTTTCGTACAGTCCACTTGTCAAATACTTTAGAAGGTGGTCTTTTGTTTGTGTATTTAAAAGGTGTGTTATATTTTTTCTTTGTACCAGAGACACCTTTATCTTGATACACACCATATTCTTCCATAATAAATTTAAGAACAAATCCATTTGGATTAAATTGTAAATCATAGTCTAATGAATTATACAATTTTTTTGATACATTTTTTTTACCTTTTGTCAAGTTGCTTCTTGATTGTTGTATAACATATTTGGCAAAGCTGTTCAATAAGTCTCGTGTTTCTTTTAGTTCCATTAACAGTTACTTAAATCATTGTCTATTAGTATATTCATAGTCGCAGCCCATCCTGCCATACGATTATCAAACCTTTCATAAAATGGTTCGCAGCTTGGGTCTCCGTCTAGTTGGTATTTAGTTGTGTACAAAGAACCCCTACGCAAAAGGTTTATAATTTTATTTAAAACACCGAGCTGTGTATTCAGTACATCCTGTTCATTGTTATTGCCAGTAAAAATATCTACAGTATCTTCTTTGTTTTCGTTTACAATATCCATCGCCATAATTGTAATATTAAATACCAATACTTGTTCTTGTGTAGTAACATTATTTACAATAATATGAGCTAAAGGGAATATTGTTTGTTTAGATAAATCAACATCTGTTATATCACCTGTGGTTACTGTATTCACGTTTGGATCGCTTAACAAACTTGTTTTGATTGTATCTGTAACTTGATAAAAACCTCTTATACCTTGATTGCTCATTTATATTTACTTTTTATTTGTTGTGATTCTAACTCGCTTTTTTCTTTCATAAAACTTAACATATTCAAACATTGATGTACATTCAATTCAGTGATATTTTCAAGTCTTCTAATATCCCCTTGAGCGAGTGAGTAAATTGATGAATACCATCCCCATTTTTGCCCAAACTGACTAACTGCTGTGAGATCATCTCCTTGTCTTGCTTGTCCAAATAAACTGTCATAACTTTCGACAAGTCGATTCCTAAACGATAAAAAAAAAGTATGCTACCGAAAACTACATCCAAAGTAATGTCTTTGTATTTGTCTTGATTGATTGCTTCGTATTCTTCGATACTGTATTTGTCTTTAAATGTTTGTGTTATGGGTCTGTATAATACTGCCATAGCTTTTTCCATTTGATCCCATTTGGAAATATAAGTGTCTAAGTCAACATATTCTCCAAGTGTCATATCGTCTAAATTTGGTATGAAACCATATTCATTGTTATGTAATTTTATTCTTTGTTTTAGTTTTGGTTTTTGTTCAAACATATCTGCCAGAATATTTGTAATTCTGTAAACATCTTTTGCTTTTATTTTGTATGCTTCTTTCAGTTCTATTCCACAAAATATTTCAATCATTTTAGAAGCCAAAAAATGTTCGTCTGTATTTTCTTTTTGTATTTTCAGAAACTTTTGATACTGCCAAAGCTTGATTTCCGATAGATCGTTCGGTACATTTATTTTTACTTTCATATATATATATCGAAATTATTTATGGATTTTAGTTACCCACAAAAAAAAAGCGACCATTTCTGATCGCTCTTTCAACAACAAAAATAAAAAACTTCATTACTCCTCCTCTATTTCACTATGCTTTTTTATAAAGTTACCTTCAAGATCTATAATTGTATATCCGTGATCTTTGAGAAGATGTATTGCTTTTTTTATCTCTTTGACTTTCAATTGTATTCTACCCTCATTGAATACTGTACTTTCGAATGGGTTTGGTATATGTGCCATATCATTTTATTTTAATTTCACTTTCAAGAAGATTTAATGTTGCGTAAATAAATTCTTCTTTTTCTTTTCTTGTTGGAAAAGTGGTTTTAACTCTAATCCAAAATGCTTTTTCTTTTGGAAGAAATAAATGTTTTAGTATTTGTCCGAACTGTTTCATATTTGTACTGTTAAGAGTAATACTATGATAGTTCCAACTACGTAAAAGCTGATTAACCATTTCCAATTATTAGGGTCTTGTTGTAAAAATTTGTTTATCATTTTTTTAAGATTTGTATATTCCGTTATTGTAGATTTTGATTGCTTCTTTAATTGTGTTAACTGGTGTGCTTGACAATATATCACCATCAATATTCTCAAAGTAAAAATCATAGTCAGATACTAGAACATATTTTCCCCAATCGTAATCCCAGTATCCTTTGTTTTGATCTATTCTACAAAATCCTTGTTCTTCTAATTGTTTTTTTGTTTTAACCTTATCTAATTTTAATTTTCTCATTTTGTTTTGTTTTAAATTATACTTTGTTTTAATTACATAGCTAATATAATACTTTTTTTAATTATCCACAAATTTTAATAACTTTTTTTTATTTATTTATCTAATTGCATATTTACCCCTGTTGGGATTTTGTAGTTGCATCATTAAAGCATATCGAGCTGCATCAATACAATCAGGATGTGACCCTGTTGGTTTCTGAATGTTGTTTCCCTCTTTGTCTTTTGCCCATACATAACCCTGTAATTCTTTTATCAAGTTCTTTGATCTGGAGGTTATATATATTTCGTTTTGGTTTATTAAGTTGATTCCATATATTACTGAATCCCTGCCTTTTGAAACCCCTGCTATTTTATGTCCGTATGCTCTAATCTCACTAATACTTTTTGGTTCTGCTGAATCTGCCCACAAATGGGTAGTGATGTTATTGTCTTTTAGGAATCTGCTTATATCTCTGTTTAACATTCCTTTTCTATAAAGCACTTCATCAAATATGTATGCTTCGTTCCACTTGTATAGAAAAATAATAGTGCTTGGGTCAACAGCAAATCCGAAATCAAGTCCTCCACAAAGTAGCCTTGCTTCATAAGGAATATTATCTATACTTTTCCAATCAGGAATACAAACACCCTCCAGACTTCCTATTTCTCCAAGACCATATACTTTCCACCAGTTTGACCAGTATGTACTTGTCTTTGCTTTTATCTTTGCTTTCTCTATTTCTCTTATAATAGATTCAGGTAAGCTTTCATTGTCTTTGTAAGTAAGTGTAATAAAGTCTGTATCTTTTTGTCCTATCAGTTCTTTATCTACCCAGAATAAATTTGCAGGATTATAGTCGAGCCATATATCACCTGACGTTCTTACTGCTAATTGTTGGTAAGATTCAAAGTCTATATTGTTACATTCGTTTATAAATAAGTCTGTACGCCTTGCACCTCTTAGCCTGTCTGGTTGATCTGTACTAAAGAACTCAATATATGAGCCTGTACTGAATTCGTATTTTAAGGTACTTTTGTTGAACTTTTTTTCATCGTACCTATTGGTTACCTTCAGAATGTTTAGAAAGTCTTTTAATGCACCCCTACGCAAGTGTGGAATGCTTTCTGCAACTACGCTTATTTCTTTATAATAATTCTTAATTGCATAGTCAATTAGTATCATTAGAATTGCGACTGTCTTCCCTGCTGACGAACCTCCACGTATTATTTTTATTCTATTATCTAATTTTCTTAATCTTTTTACAGCTTGTGTTTGATTGAACATTAGTCAATAAATAAAGGTACATCTTCGTTTACGTGGATGTCTTTTGTTTCTTTTGGTTTACCTGCAACGTAATTATAATACAATTGTACAAACTTAAAGTCTTTATTCTTCAAACCTTCTTTAAGTGCTTCAAAAGCTAATGGTTCTAAAGGTGTAAGTTTTTCTATAAGTTGTATTTCTTCGGTCTTTGGTTTTCTACCAGCTCTACCTTTTGTCGAGTGTCCTCCATTGTTTTTTCTGCCATCCATAGAATTAATATAAATTAATTAATTAATCTTTTGTATATCTATATATCGAAAAATAAAATTAATTTTTGTTCACAAAGATTCTTTAATTTTTTTAGCTACTGCTTCTACAACATCTACTGTAACTGCGTTCCCACACATTTTATATCTTTGACGATCTAATATAACTCCTAGTTCTTTTCCTGTCTTTGTCCAATTATCAGGAAAGCCTTGTAACCTTTCACATTCAACGGGTGTTAATCTTCTAATCTTATTTACAATAGGGGGCATCATAGATACATCTTTTTCTGAGTGTTTACAGCTTGCTAAACAAGGACTGTCTCCGTCTTTTCTTTGTCTATATCCTTCGTCGTTTCTGAAGTCTCCTACTGTTATTTCTTCTTGTGCATCGAGTTTACGTTTAATAATGTAACTTCCGTTTCCTTGTGCATCTCTGTATCTTTTTGTGAGTGTACAGGTATTTGCTTGTTGTGTTTGTAGCTCATTAACCTGTCTATTGTTTTCTGTGATAGGAAATATTTGTCGTCCACTTCCTTTTCCAATACATCCGACAAGGTAAATTCTCTCTCTATTTTGGGGTAAAAACCACTTTGTATTAAGCAGTTGCCATTCAAGTCTATAACCCCCAATGTTTGTAAAGGCTTGGATAATTGCCCAAAAGTCTTCGCCAGAGTTTGAGCTGAAAGTTCCTTTAACATTTTCCCAGATAAAAAAACTTGGTCTGCATTCTTTGATAAGCCTAATTGCTTCGGAGATAAGACTTGATCTTTCCCCATCCATTCCTTTTCTTTTTCCAGCCAAACTAAAGTCTTGGCAAGGACTTCCGAAAGTGATAATGTCGATTCCTGGTAACTCCCCTCCTCGAACATCTGTAACTGATTTGACATAAGTTATTTTTTTAAAATTATGTTTATATACATCTATCGCATACTTGTCTATTTCTGAATAGTAAGTGTGTTTTATATCGAATACTTTTTTTAAACCTAAACTAAAACCACCTATTCCACTAAAAAGATCAAGATGTATCATTCAAGATTTGTTTCTTCCTTTTCTAAAACTTTGTTATACATATCTTCTGTGTATAATGCTAGTTCGTCTATGTCTTTATTAGTAAGATATTTTATTCTGTGTTTTATGAGTGTTCTTTTGTGTTCGTTTCTTACACTATTGATATTCTCTACGATTTCTTCTAACCATTTGTCTAAATTCTTATTGTATTTTTTATAGACATCAAACGATCTAATTAAATGCAGAACTGTTGCGTGGTGCATTGTTTTATTATTGTCTTTGAAAAACCTTGATATTTTGTTTAAACCATAATCAAAGTACTTATTGAGTATTACACAAAGTAAAGACCTAGCTTCTACATATTCTCTTTTTCTTGTATTCTCAAAAAGGTTTAATTG